CTCTTGTTTTAGCGTACCAATGTAAAATCGCAAAAATTCCTGCATAAAATAACATAAATATCTGCATAAAGAAATCCTAATTATGCAGATATTTTTATCACAGTATGCAGATATTAATCTAACAAACTTACACCCCAAACTCTCCTCGCTCCCCCTGCGTAGCTTGCCCTGTTATCTCATGGGTCTGTCGGTCATAATAGACCATATCGCCCACTTCTGCCTGTCCGTTTAGCACGACAAACACCCCACCGAGTGTCTGCCCGACCACCACGCCTTGCCCCTTTTGACCTGTGATTTGTGCCACGCCTTTGGGTGTGGCAAAGAGCCTATTAAATGTTTGATATAAATTCATTTTTTTGCCTTTGAATTATTGACTTTTTAGAGCATTAATGTATAATATAATTGGGTATTAATTTCCCATATACCTATCTAGCCCCACCGCCTGCCACACGCTTGGCACACCGTTCTCCACCTTGACCTGCACGTCCACGCTGACCACCACCGCTTTATATCCGCCCTCATCATTGATTTGCCAGATATCGCCCAGCGTAGCAAGGGGCAAGCCGTATTTATCCGCCCAGCGTGTCGTTACCGTCATGTCCATGTGCGTGCCTGATTCTGACAGTATTTGCACACCCTTAGCGATAGTAGCAATCTGGTCGGTAAATAGCTCATCGGACTGTATGGGAGCTTCCGCTGTGCGTGCCGACTGTTTGCGATAGACGTTATCAAGACGGCTTGTGCTGGTTAGCCAAACATTGTCATAAGCAGGGCTTACCCGCTGTTGCTCGCTGATTTGCTTAATGGGGTCAAGTCCCAAGATAAGATTAGGCTCTGCCGTGGCAAGCTCCCAAGCAGGGATTTTGTAACGTGGCTTGATGGTAAGCTGTGGCTCGTGAGCATGGCTTAATACGAACGCCCCAGACGCATGAGCGACATCGGATAATATCACAATCGGTGTCTTATCCGTGCTATATACCCCTGCACCGATGAGCCAATCAGGGGCTTGATATTCTGCCGTCATGCCTGTATTTGCCAGTGCTTGTTGGCAGAGCTGACTGGCAAACAAGGTTTGATTTAATCCGCCTTGCTTATTGGTGGCATAGTCTGCCGATAGGCGAGCGGTAACACTCCGCCCAGAGAGTGTATAGCTATGATTGACAAATGAGCGGTTTTTACTCAGCTCCTCGCCCATGATGACAAAGCGACGGTTATTAATGACTACGCTAATCATCGGCTCATTACCACGACTGCCCAGTTTGCCCTTGATTTTGGCAAAGTCTTTGGTGGGTATCTCAATGTGTCCTTGCCAGCAGAAGCTGTCCATGTCGGTTTTGATACTAAACGACAAGGGATTAACATGAATACCGCCAATGGTGGCGGTGATGGTATTATGCACGATATAAGCTCCTAAATTTGGGGTGGTGGTCGGTGGTAAGTCATGCCAACAGAGAAGAGGCAGAGGCAAGGAACCCGCAGGGTGCTCTCCTCGTTTGCGTCTTAATGCTAGTGGCAGACGGTCGGACGGTGGTCTGATGCTACAATACGAGTCAGGTTTATCAGGCTCTGTCTCTGGTATGGGATAGTAACGACATGGCACAGGGGTGCTGTGAGTTATCGTGTGCGTACTGGGGCGAGCAATCAGTGTACTGCCTATGTGGTGGGTGTTATCGCTAAATAGCCCCAATACGTCTGATAAATTCCCCTGCGTGCAACTTTGTAAATAGCCCTTAGCCCCATATTGGGCAGGATTACAACTAAATAGCCCCACACCACCGCCCACGCTGATGTGATGAGCGTGGTTAAGTGCTATTAGGGCCTGCCATGTGTGCCGATAGATACTACCAATCAGATAAGGGGTACCCATAGCACTATCTGCTCCATGAGCGATATGGACAAAGTGCCGAGTGGACATATCACGCCCATAAGCCATTGTTAGCGTATCGCCATATAGCACACCAAACGCCCGTGCCACATCATCACTTGCCCTACTTACCCGTCTGTCTATATTCACACCCTGTGAGCTAGATGTTAGGCTATCAAACGCTACCATGACAGGGTTTTGTCTTTTTGGGGTTGGCTCGGTGGGCTTGGGTGTTGGGTCAGTAGGCGTTGGCAAAACCATGTCCAGCGTGCCTAACTTGCGATTTAGGGCAAGCGGTAAGTGCTCGGACGGCGGTTTGTCATGTTGTCGTCTTGTTAGTGGCAGGGGCAGTTTATCGCTGGTTATTGCCATGACTGCCACAGCTCCATTTGCTCATCAATGGTTTTGTCATCTTTGGGGACGACATAGTCCCACACGGCAGGTTCATATCGCTCCACATCGTCAGATGGGGGCAGGTCTCGTGCCATGATGAGATACCGCTCATTGGAGTCAAGCCCCATGATGAGATAATGACCATCTTTGGTGCTGATGGCAGTGGATAGCCACCTCAAAGTCTTAACATCAAACACATAAACCTTTCGACTGGCAGGTTTGCCACCTACTGTTACAATGCCATCGTCTGTGCCTGAGATATAACCTAATTGGCTGCTTTTAAAGGCGGGGATAATTGGTACAATCATCAAAACTCCCAATAGTCTGTTGGTATTAAAAAGTTGTTGCGACTATACGTGCCAGTAGCATGATTAATGAATGTCCGCCCAAATGCATGTAGATTCTCGTAATTATGTAAATTTATCGTGCTGGGCGCATAAATTGGTAGGGCGAAAACCTCGTCATCTGACATTAGCAAAACAGGGGTTAATAGCGTGTGGGTGCTTTGCACCTTATCCCCTTTAAACAGGCCAACAGGGTCGGCATTGGCTGATGTGTTGGTTTTGTCATGAAATAATTTACCAATTGTACTACCGCTATTACCATTGCCATTTAGGATGGTATAGCGGTCATGGTCGCCAATACTCCACGAACCTCCTGTGTGTTTTAAATAAATTGCTGTCTCGCCAACGCTGTTTTTGGCGGTGTCGCCACAGTACAGATGGGTGCCTGACTGGGTAGCAGTTACTCTTTTTGCGGTCTCGCAGAACACCCAAAAGGCCCTCCCACAAGCAATAACCATCCATTTATTAGATGTAACGCTGCCAACAGCATACTTAAATGCTGTATCACATTGCAATTTAAGATCGCCGTCATCAACACTTATCATATTTTGGTAAACCTGTACCGTCATTTCTCGCCCTGTGTCATTACTCACCCTCATAAAAAAGTCGGCATGCGGACTAATTTCTGGGCGAAATACCTTTATGCCTTTACTGGTGTCTTCAAAGGGTATTGTCCACCCAGCCCCCTCTTTATCGCCATAGCCTGTGACAAGGCAGGCTTTTAAGATGGTGGCAACGCAATTGGATGTGCGGTCAAGTTTTGGAGCATCTTTGTCGGTGGAGAGATAGACCTTAACAGGGACTTTTTGTGGTTGTAAAAACATCATAACTCCTCATTTTAAATTATAATTAAAACCGCTTTAAACTTCGGTCGTATCGCCAAACAGCACCTGCGTATAGCCGTCCGACCCCTTAGGGTTGTCTGCTGACGGTTGTACCGCACAGATGACCCACACAGGCAGTAGCGTCCCCCATGTGTCAAAGCGTACCACTTCTTGCACGCTCCACGGCGTGTCCGCTCCAAAAGCTTGTTTAGGAATCGTAAAGTATGGTTTGCCTGTACTTGGGTTAGTCGGTGCTAGGTCTTGCAGGGTGTCAGTTTTAGCAACAAAGCCCAATGTCTGACCGTACAGCTCAAACTGCGATGAACTGGTAAACTTAATCAGCCATTTTTCTGTGATTGCCCCGTCATCGGTTAGGACAATGGGATAGTCTTTGACATTTAAGCGGTTTAATGGCTCATCGCCAATGCGGGTGTCTTGCCAGACATTTGTCCAGTTACGCTGAGTAAATGGCACGCTCGCTCGCACTTGCAGGTTGCCGCCGATGAGCACGCTAGCCACATAAGTGTCCTCTAAGGGATAATCTCGCTTGGTCGGAAATATCAAAGTCAGCGTACCATCAATGTCCACGCCATGAATGCGGTTTTTCTCCTCCCATGTACAAGTGGCAAATAAGGGCAAGGCATAATCAGACAAATCCAGTGGGCTTGTCCATGTGATAGAGCCAGCCTCCAAATCATAATCCCACAGCTCGGCATTGATTGCCTTGCCCGTGCTATCCGTGATACACAGACGGTCTAGGTCGGTGCGGTCAAGGGTTATGGTCTGTCCTGCCTTGTGAGCTGAGCCGAGTTCTTGTTTTAGACTGTTGGTAATGAGTATGGTATCGCCACGGCGAAATATCGGCACACGTCCGTCTTGGGGCAGTCGCACCGTATCAATGCGTATCGTGGTGCTATCGACAGGCAAATAAGAATAAGCCACGGTGCTGTATGTGATAGACGAGCTAAACACATGAGCCGGCTTAAAGATTTGTCCGTCCACCACGGCGTCGGTGTTATACCAGCTCTCGCTCTCATTGCCGTCAGCACTTACCCATTTACCAAACTTAACACTTGCCAAACCGTACTCTACGTCCACCAGTCCTGAGATGTACTCACTATCAAACTCGCCCTTAGCATTGGCGGTGGCACTGATTGGCGTGCCGTCTAGCAAGGTTGCCTTAATGACCAATGATGATGGGCGGATTGGGGCAGACGGCGTGATAAAGCTGATAGAATCAGTACGACCTGCATTCACACTGGTCGTCAAAGACTGCACCGACACTGTCCCAATGGGGCCTGAGAGTATCAGCTCGCCTGTGCTATAATCAATGCTCCCCACCTTATCCGCTTGCCCTGTGGTGGTGTTTAGATTTGTATAAATAGAGCCGTCTTTATCAAAGTAGGATTTACCATTCATGGCAAATCGCACTGAGTTTGGGATAATTAGTTCACCTGTCTGTATCTCAAACTTGACAGACGTACTCACCGCCAAGGGTGATGAGACTGCCGTGGCAGGGTGCGTGTCATAATAAGACACATTGATGCTTGCCCCTGCCGCTAGGGTTGCCCCTGCGGGGGTGTAGCTAAATCCTGTGAAACTGGTGCGATAGACGTCTTGGTAGGTTTTACTAGGATAAGTGTAATTATTCCAAGTACCGCCACCGCTACTTTGGCTGTGTACTCGCTCGCCGATTTTGTCTTTGGTGTAATTGGCTTTGGGGATAGAGACGGTAGTATCAGGATTAAACGCCGCTTTGCCGTTTTTGACCGTCCCCACGGTTTTGCCGTGGCTGTCTATCAGGTTGCCCTTGCCGTCATCGGTCAGCGTGACAAAGACCGTCCCTGCCCCATAAGTGCCGTGCGAGCCGTCACCTGATTGGGTGGTGTTACGCCCTTTACGCCCACTGGTGCTAATCACCGCCCCTAGGGCAATCTCATCATAGCCCTCCACCGTGACAGGATAGGTCAGTTGCAATGTGCCAGCGACAAAATCACCAATGTCAATACTGACGTTACCCTGCAAGTCTCGGGTAGGGGATGGGTGATTTTGGGTGATTTTATCGCCCGTGTTATAGCCGACAGTGACACCACTGATGGCTTTATCTAGCAATAACACGCCGTCACGATACTGCCCCGTCACATCGCCACTGATGACCCCTTGGGCGTTGACCGTGGCACTGCCACCGCTCCATGATAACGTGATGGACGATGGGTCGGGTGTGGTGGGCAGTCTGATGATGCTTTTAACACTCGGTAAAAGGTCGGCTCGCTTGATAAAAGTGGCAGATGACCCCCAGTAGATGACGATTGCTGAGCCGATGTCGGGCAGTTCGCTACACGTGATAGAGAGTGTACCTGTTTGTGGGTTGAGATTGATAGAGCCGTGCGTTTGTGAGCCTTGGGGTAGTCTGTACCATTTGCCCTGTGAGCGGTATTGCACGCTTACATTGCTAGGATTGGGTAGACTGACAATGTAGTTATAAGACTGTGTATTTTCGCTCACGATGATTTTGGCGGTGTCTGAGACGACATCGGCACTACTTGCAGGGCGAAAGCTCACCGAACGCACATGCATGCTATTTAGATTGATAAATCCATTAGCATAATCCACCGTACCAACATTTTGCCCATTTTGGGTAAGCGTGCCGTCTGTGTCGGTGATGTTATCGCCAACCGTACTGATAATCAGCGAGTTTGGCAGGATAGCCGAGCCTGTATATAGGCTGTTTTGGGTACTGTAAATGGTCAGTGTGATATTCTCCTTTGCTCCGTCAAAGAGTGCAACCGTTAGCCCACTGGCGGTCAAATCAGCAAGCAAAGTCTCGCTTTGGGTGGTTGGCACTAATTTCTCCATCAGACTAGGCACTTGCACACTCATCATGCCCGCCCTAATGGCTTTGGTAAGCGGTTTAATGCCATAATACGCCCCTGCATCTGCGACATGCGTTTCACGGATTTTACAAGGGTTGTCTATGTAGGTGCGTGATGGATAATTCGCTCCGATAAAGGCGTGAGTAAGTGGTTGGGTAATCTCCATTTTGACAACAATTTTCTCAAAATTGCCCTTATCATCGGTAAAGGTGCGTGTCTCTGATGAGACGGATGTGATTTGGATATACTGCTCCGCCTGCTCATAACCTTTCTTGTCTTGCCTTAGGCAGTATCTATCGCCCACCAAGGGCAATGGCTCACCCACCGACTGATAGGCTTGCACGATACGGCTATTCTTGGACTGAGTAGAAAGCAGGGTCATGCGAGACTCTATTGTGGCAACGCTGTACGCTTCGATAGATTTGATGATCTCGCCTCGCACCTCGCCGAATTTGTTTGCCCGTGTGAGCAGGTAAGACACGCTGTGGTCTTTGGGTGGCTTAGTAATGGCGGTAAACGCCCCCAAAAGTGGCTCGTCATCGGCACGCTGTACCCCTGCATAGACCAGCCGTGTCATCATGCCGCCGTTAATGCGTTGTATGGACGAGATAGGGTCAAAGAGTTCGTTGTCCGCCCCTGTGAGCGGTGTACCCAGTGCCAATCCACCGCCGTCATCGTTGTCGGTTAAGCGTTCGGAGGGGTAGATTTTGAGATCGGATTTATTGAGTTTGGTGCGTGGTGTTGTCATGTCATGCCTTTAAAAAGGGTTTGTTTAAAAGGAATTTAAATGGTTAAAAAATGCAGATTAAGCGTGCATTTATCCTCATCGCTCTCATCTTTGGGGCTGTGTGGCTTGGTGAATTTAATATCGCTTATCGCAGGTCTGCCAAAGATGACTTGATATTTTTTACCCTTGGGGTGGGTCAGTGTCAGTGTCAGCTCTGGCACGTCCGCCCATGCTTGGAGTTTGGCAAGCTCTGCCCGAGTGGTGCGGGTGTGCGTGCCGTCAAGCGTGATGGGTCTGCCTGCCTTTTTGGTGCCTTGCTGTATGTCCACCGCCCCTGTGAGTGTATAAACAGGGTCGGACTGAGCAAGCTCTTGCCAGTCAAATTCGTCCGCCCAAATAAACTGGGCGTGCAGGGCGAGTATGTCGGTTTGGTTGGTCAGTTGCCACATAGATTGTCCTTTTTTGTTATTATGCCAAAGACTGCCCCAAAGCATTAGGGGAACGAGTTCAGGGGGCTGGCAGGAGATTAGTAAGCCTGTCGTTTTGATGCGTCCATGAGCTCTTTGGCAAATTCTTGTTTTGCCTCGATTTTGGCTTGTTCTCTGACTGCTTCAAGCCGTGCATTCCAACCGTTTGCGACATCTTGGGCGGTCAGATTAACAGTATTATTACTGCTATCGCCTTGCCATGCTTTGAGATTTTGCTCATTTGCTTTGTTGGTCGCTTGGCGGTTTTGCTCATCATTGATTTGTCTTTGTAAGGATAGAGCTTTTGAGTAATGATTGATTTCTTCGGTATTACCCCGTGCCACCGCTTCTGCTATTTTTGCTTGTAGGTCGGCAAGTTTTTGGGCTTGTTTGATGCGGGCACTGTCCATCTCACGTCCTTGTAGGCTAGCAAGCTCGGCATCCAAATCTTGCATGGTGGTTTTGGCGGTGTCCGCTAGGCTATCCATCTGCTTTTGGGCTTGTTGGATTTGCTCTTGTAGATTATTGAGCTTGGTTTTATCAAGCTTAATCAGACCACCAATACTAAATGCGGTGGCATTAGCAAAGGTGTTTTGGGCCTTTTGTAAGTCTGCCATGCTCACCGCCTGAGATGATAGACTGTCGGTAGCGTTTGTGACGGCACTATCCATGTCGGTCATGGACTTAACCATATTTTTGGTTTGGCTGTCTAACTCTGTAAAATACGCCCCCAGTTGGGATAAGCCTCGTTTGCTTTTACCGATATCCTTACCCATTTTGTCAAAGACTTGGTTAATCTGCTCATGTGTCGCCCCAAGACTGGTTAAGACATCTGCCTGTGAGCGTATGCCTTGTACAATTCTTGCCATGCCTTGGGCGAAGCCTTTGCTACTGCTTTGGGCGGCAGAGCCTGCCTTTGCACTTGCTTTTGCCATCTCGTCGGCATTTTTGGCGGTCTCTTTTTGGGCATCACCCAGCTTTTTGGTGGCAGCGGCAGATTGGGTTAGGGCTTTGTCATTACCGCTTAGTACTTCTGACTGCTCTTTTAGTTTGTCGTTTAGCTCTTTAACGCCCTCCGCTGTGCCTGTTGCCCCTGCGTGTAGCTGTCTCATTTGTTCGGCAGAGACAGACGCTGTTAGCCCTGCTTTTTGTAGTTCGGTTTGTACCGCTTTAAAGTCTTCTTTGGTCTTGGCGGATGCTAGGGCAGTATCTAGGGCTTGGGTGAGTGCGACTTTTAGCTCGTCCGCTCCTTTGGCGGTGTCTTTGATGGCGGATAGACCGATTTTTAAATTATCCGCCATGTCTTTGCCTGATTTGCTCATGCCAGCGTTGATGGCGGACATGGACACGCCCAGAGCGTCTAAGGCACGGGCTTGTTCATCGGTGGCTTTTTTAGCGTTTTGTTGGGCGGTGGCGGTGTCTTTGATGGATTGGGCGAGTTCTTTGTTGCCGTTTACTGCTTCAAGCAGTCGCCCGTTTAACTCGGTTTGGGCTTTGGCATTGTCGCCAACCTGAGCCTTAACAGCGTTATAAGCCATTGCCATTTTATTAACATCATCGCCTGCCAAGCTCATGACCGTACTAAACCCTTGCAAGGCGGATTTGGTTTTGCCGTCAATGCCCGTGGCAAATTCGTCCATGTCAAGACCTAGTGCGTCAAATGCCCCACTGGCTTTTTCAAGGTCGCTTTTAATCGCCTCGCCCAAGCCTTGATTTTGGGCTTCATTGGTCAAGTTTTTGATGGTCGTCTTGGTCGCATCAATTTGAGTTTGTAAGTCTTTATAGTCCTGCGTGTTCTTTTGCCCTGTCATGCCCATATTGGCAAGCTGTATTTCAAGCTGTTCTAGCTCTGCTTTGGCAATGGCAAGGCTGTTGATGAGTTCGGTGTTGGCTTGGGACTGGGCAAGAGCAGTGTCTGTGGCATTGTCTTGGCTTTGGGCAAGGTTGTCGGTAGCAGTTTTTGCATTCGCTGTCTCAGTTGCCAAACGTTTGGCACTCTCAGCAGACGTTTCAAAATTCTGGCGGACATCATCAAAGGTGCGGTCGGTAAAGATGGCATCTGTATAAGCAAGCAATCGCCCCATCTCATCACCAATGGCTCGGACGGCACTACTATTCTCATAAGCCCAATCGCCAATGCTTTTGCCTACCGTCCAAGCAGTTAATGCCCCCATAATGCCATTTAAGCTGGTCATTTGTTTGGCAAGGCTTGCTGTCTGCACACCTGCATTGCCAAGCTCAGTGTTCATCTTGTTAGCACTAACAGCGGTCGCATCGATGGCACCTTTGGCACCCAAAAAGCCTGTTGTTATCTGCAAAGCAGACTTACCACCCAAACTACCCGTCAGAGCAATCACGCTATTTAACGCCTTGACAGCCACCACCGCTCCGCCCATGAGCGTGACAAGCTGAGTGATGGTCGGGTATTCGTGGGCGATATCGGCAAGCGTACCTGCCATGTCGCCCACCGCTTCGGCTGTGGCACTGATGATGGGCAGTAGGTGCTGACCGATGTTAATCGCCAGTGCCATGAGTTCGGCTTTGGCTTGGGTCACCTTTTTGGCGGCAGTGTCCATTTGGGCTTGAAATTCTTTTTGCATCGCCCCTGCCGTGGCGGTCTTATCCGTGGCAAGCCCCAAGGCTTGATTATAAGTGCCAAGCGAGCCGACCAGTAGGTTAATGTCATCGGCATACTCCGTCCCAAAGAGCTTGGCAGACACCATAGAGCGTTGACGGTCATCAAGCTGTCCTAGCTTTTCTAAAAAGCCTGATAGGGCCTGTTGGGGGTTTTTGGCGATGTTATCTGCCATCTCATCGGCACTGGTGCCTATCATCTGCAAGCCATCAGCAAACCCCGCCCCTTGGTTTTGAGCGGTTTGTAGTTTGGTCAGCAAGGCATTGATGGCGGTGCTTGCCACTTCTGGCGGTTTGCCTAGGGCAATCATGGCGGCGGTCAGTCCTGCCACTTCTTCTTTGGCAAGCCCAAACTGGCGGGCGGTGCCACCCACTCTGAGCATGGCATCGACTATCTCTCGCTCTTTGGCTGCCATGTTATTACCCAGCGTGTTGATGACATCGCCAAGCTCGCCCACCTGTTCGATGGGCATGTTAAAGACGTTGGCAAGTTTGGCGACGGCATTACCTGCCTCATCAGCACTCATGCTAAATGCCACTGACATCTGACCTGCCATGGTCGTAAACTCACCCAATTTGTCAATCGGCACGCCAAGCTGACCACCCATCGTGGCTATCTGTGCCACTTCGGTAGCAGTCATGCCAAGCTCTACCGATAAATCTTTGATTTCTTTGGAGAGTCTAGACATCTGCTCGGGCGTGCCGTCCACGACTTTCTTAACCCCTGCCATGGCGGTCTCAAATTCCATGGCGGCTTTGGCGACCACCGCCATGCTACCTGCACTGCCTGCGATTTTACCAAGCTCGCCTGCCATCTCGCTTGCCGTGAGTGTGGTTTTGCCCAGCTGTTCTTCTAGTTCTTTGACTTTTTTAGTGTGTAATTCACTGGCACGGGCAAGCTCACTGCCTGTTAGCTTGCCTGAGAGTTTAAGGCGTTCATAGGCTTTGTGGACTTCTTCTAGTTGTTTTTTGGCTTTATTATCTTCATCAATGCCTAGGGCGATTTTGGCATCACTAATGCTTTTTAAGCGTTTAAACTCATCGCCTAGTGCCTTGACTTTTTTGGTCTGCTCATCGGCGGATAAGCCTTTCCACGACTTTTGTAGCTCATCGGTGGCTTTATCCAAGCTGTCGGTTGCTGTGCCTGTTGCCTTTATCTCATCGGATAAGCGTTTTAACTCGTTAATGCCTTTCACACCTGCATGTATAGTTAAGGCGGCATCCAAACTTTTCATAAAAAATCCCCTTAATTTAATTAAGGGGATTTTAAAGGGGGTTTACGGTTGGGGTAAGATGACGGGGTTCAGGGGTTATTGCACTGGTGTCATCTCTGTGATGGTTCTTGTTTCTTTATCTAGTGTGGCAGTAACACTTTGGGTGACAACAGCATTAAAAGCGTTTTTCCCCCTAAATGTCATCATGATGCGATAGGTTTTACCTTTGTCACCAAAACGTGTCTCAACGTGTTCAAATGATGATGGGTCATGCATACCCTGCTTTACTTTTTCGACAAGCTCACGGTTAGAACCGTCCCATTGGCTAAAATACTGGGCATCTGCTTTTGTTCCAACCATTGTGCCATCTGCACGATAGGTGGGTGCTTGATTTGATGAGTTGCCATTAAACACATGGGTTTGCAAAAATACGGCAATACTTACGATAATGAGCAATCCGATTGTACCGCCAATAACCTGCAATGTTTTCAACCCTAATTTTTTGCCAATGCCCATATTCTCGTATTCTATCTCTTTTCGGCGTTGTTTGGCACGTTGTTCAATAAGTTTTAGGTGGTACGCCTTATAGCCCTCTATTTCATCATAAGTAATGGGGTAGACAAGCTGGCAATTTTCACACTGGATTTCTTGCCCCATTTCAAATTCGCCCTCTTGAACATGAAAGCATTTTGCACAGCTAACGCCTTTGACTGACATAGTGATAAACCTTGTTTAAAATTTACATGATTATAAGAAAACATTCATATAACTGCAATAGATACACTAGTCAAAGTCCACAGCTTTGGTATAAACACACCAACCTTTTGCAAGTGGGTTGTCTGTCGTTATGGGTTTGGCTATTAATAAAAACAAGTTAATCCAATGTAGATAATAATTTGGTGCACTCATGATATGTCCAAGTCAAAAAAAATTTTTCTCATGATAACATAACAACACCCCATAATAAAAGCAGTTTAATTCACCATTAAACTGCTTTTAAATTTTATAGCGTTCTTAAAAACCCCTTAAACAACTCCACCCCAATCGGGGCGAGCTTATCTTGCCACAGACTCATCAATGTGTCGCCGTCATCAACTGTTATTGACTTTTGAGCCAACACCTGCCCTGTATCCCACCCATCGTCAAGCTGATAGAGCGAACCGCCCACAATCTTGTCGCCATTGTCAAATGCATCTTTGACAGCGTGTTTACCCTTATATTTTGGCAACAGGCTTGGGTGGTAGCCAACCGCCCCAAGCCTTGCCTTATCCCTTGCTTGCTTTTGTACAAAACAATAAGCGTGGGCGGTTAGAATAATATCCACCCCAGTCGGTACTTGATTGGCGGTTAAGGTTTTGTCGTGGACAACAATGGGGGTTTGATGGATTGTTGCCAACCTTGCCAAACGGTCTGTATTGTTTGGGGGCGATACGGCAATCACTTCAATATTTGATTGGGTTAAACACCATGCCAAAAGCTTTTCGGCAAGCCATTTTTGTCCAACTATCATCATTTTTAATTTATTCATCAAAATTTTCTCCCAAATAGCGAAAGCCCTGTACTGCTCTAAAATGCCCGCCATAGCCACTGCCAGCACTCTTACCACTTGCTTTGGTTAGGGTTTGCCGGCTTCGCAGTTTATTGCCGCCGTGTAGTTTGGCACTAATCTGCGTCCATTTCTTATCACGCCTTAGAGCCTGAGCAAGGTTTGGGTGACTGGTGTGAAAAATGGTTCGCATTGGCTTGTTGTAGCGGTTGTTGCCTTCAAGCCACATTTGACACACGGCATTTAAAAACCGCATTCCAATGCCAGCTCCCTGCCACTCTGGCATGACCACAAGCCGACAGGCACGGGCTTCTATTAGTCCTGGTAGTGTGGATACCGCCAAATGAGCCACAAGCTCGCCACCCACCACCGCCACATAGTTGGTAGATGCAATCATTTTAGGCATTTTTAAATAATGATGTGGCTCAAAAAGTTCCCAAAATCGCCAGTTGGTTTGGTAGATGTCAAAGGCAATGGGTGGTTTTCGCCAAAGTAACCTCCGATTGACACTAAATTCGCCTGTGTCGGTGTTATATACCCAGTCAGGCTCTATCCAGTCTAACACATCATAGTGGCAGGTTAATAAAACCGCTTGTTTGCCTTTGGTGCGTTTCCATGCTTTGGCAAAGGCGGACGCACCGATACAGGCAATCTGCCTATCTACCACGCTACTAAATTCATCAATGATTAAGCGGTTTGGCTCGTCCGCTAGTGCTTTGGCAAGATTGGCACGAAACTGCTCACCATTACTTAACACTTGATAAGGGCGTAGCCACGCAGGGACACTGCCAAGCCCCACCGCAGACAGACAGGCGGTGGCTTTGTCTATGCTGTCATTTGTGGCGATTTGGTCTATGATGGGTTTGTCAGCTTGCCAAGTGGGGTTGTAAATGGGTGTGCCCTCCCAAATTTGCTTGCCAATACTGGTTTTGCCTGTACCAGAGCGACCAACAATGACACCGAGTTGCCAGTCGCCTTGCCCGTTTTCATCCTGCCAATGCTCGCTCTCAATGGGTAGGTCAGCTGTGATTTTGACATCTGCCCCAGTTTCTACATTAAAAAGCGATTTGACACGTTCAGCTCGGTAGCTGTCAAAGTCAGTGCAGGTATGGTGGATATTAACAATCATACGACCACCACCTTAGCCTTGTAGCCTAGCTGTTTAAGCTGTTCAAAGATGGTTTGTTGGTGGTCTTCATCATCGCATTGGATAATCAAGCCAAATTTAGGCTTATAGTTAAAGCCGTTTTTGGCAGGGGCTTTGGGGTTTAGTATGGGTTTTTGGGTTGCCACGAGTCTATCACTCCTATTTTGAGACTCGTGGTCTTCTGGTGGGGCGTTCTGGACGCTCAGAGAAATTAAGGTTTATATGTTAAATTGCTAAATGTATTGATTTGCTTGCATCTTGTACATTTAATAGACAGCTTATCAAAGTTATTGATTTGCAATAGTTTTTTATTGCAGTTTTGACAAAACAAAAATCGCATATCATCATCTCCATATATATGCACTTATTTTCATGATTTTTTGTGATAAAAATAAGTGCATAAATGATTAAGTTATGCTAAAATCGCCACGCTCTGTACAGAGTACTTGGGTCTTAGCCTGATGACAGCACGCTTGTCAAAGGGGGTCGTGATTAACTGTTACTTAGCCACGACCGCCCAAGTTCTACCGCTTTTTAGCCCACAAACTCAGTAAACCGCATGACAGGTTTGTCTTCATCTTTGACAACCGTTCCCAATAGTCCAGACTGCCACCAATCATCAGTGAACCAGTTGATGTCGCCATCGCTAGATAATTTGACGTGCGGCACTTCTAGTATGCCATTATTGCCACTAATACGGTCTTTGCCGTCTAGATACAATTCAAGCTCAAATGATTGCAAGGTGCCCCCATCAATGCTAAATCCTGCCGTACCTTTGGTTTTGCCAGAGTAAGTAAAGGTCTCGCCCGCTCTAACCCCTGCACCGTCTTTAAAGCGTAGCATACCAATGTCAGGCAGTAGCTCATAATACTTTTTGTTAATGACAGTACTTGACTTATTTTTCACCACAAAGGTTGTTTCATCAAAGTCATTGTGGGTTAATTTGATAAATCCACCAAGCCCTACCACGCTCTCTACATTGGTTAACACCTGGGGGCTCGCTTGCAAATCCACCGCCTCGCCCATCAAGGCACGGGCTAGGGCATGTTTGTCAAAAGATTCAAATTTTAGGCTGATTTCAGTGGGCTGTGGGATGATGTCAGCACTAATGGCTTGTCCATAGTCATATTTACCTGTGGACTTTAACACATCGGTCTCCACTTTTTGGGTGGTGGTAAATTCAGTAACATTGCCCATCTTGATGAAACCGTCTTTACTGCCCCATTTGCGGGCATATAGGTCGCCTGAGTATTTACGACCACGCAAGTTTTGTTGTGTCATGGTTATTCTCCGTTATTGGTTGCATTTAAGGCTTGGTGTAGCAAAAAGCCATACACTTGCCAGAGCTTTTCAAAGGCATTGTCATAGGCAATGGCTTGACCTGTTTTTTCATCAAAATTGTCGGCAGATGCACACAATGCTTCACCTGTAACCACAAAGCCTGTTTTGGTGGTAATAGTACAGTGCATTAGACGGTCGCCAATGCGTGTGTAACGGGTCTTGCTCTCATCAATTTGGCTTTCCAAAAAGTCCTGCGATAGCTTTTTATCATCAAGCTCTTTTTGGCTAAGTAGTCCTGAGCTGATACAGGCGACAGCAAGGGCGGATAGGAATTTGGTCATGGTTACTCCTTTATCGATAAATTAGGTATGTCAGCGAAACCAATTTCGCCGACATTACTGGTTAAGTCAATTTAATGGTCTGTACTAGGTCAGGGCGTAGCACCAGTGGCAGGGGGTTGGATTGGGCGTGTAGCTCCCAGCCTTTATCCATGCCCAGCTTTTCACGCATGGCGTAGTAGGCAAGGGCTTTGGTGTTTACCGTGGCGTTCATGTCCGCAGGGGCATAGTATTCAAAGAATGCCCCTCGTGTCCCCAGTGGCAGGATAATACCCTCATCATCGGCAAGTTTTAGCCCACTATCAAACTCATCGGCATACACCACAAACTTAATGCCATTATGGATAAATTCCACATCGGTATTGCCCTCACGGTATAGCAGACCGTCTTGGTGGCGAGCGTAGTATTTTTCCACGCTTTGATGAGCGATGAGCGTATTCATAAACTCAGGCGACACCAAGCACAGATGACCCGTTACCGACTCGCCACGGCGCAGCTTGGCAATGTCTTGCTTGTAGCTATTGATGAGCTTGGTAACCTGGGTGGTTGCACCAGACAGCTCCCAGTTAATCGTTTTGCGGGTCATGCCAAACTCTTTGTAAATGTCGGTGATGACTGTTTTACCGTCTGAGTCTAGGATTTTGCCCTTTAATGCCCCCAAACGTGCGTGTTCAATGGTGTAATCAATGTCCGCTTTCATGGCAAGCATTTTGTCATTGACCAGCTCGGCAACGGCAAGCGTCTGATTTTGTGAACCAAAAGAGCGGATATTTTGCACGTCATCGGCTCGCACCACGTCATCTTTGACTAGGTGCATCATGTTAAAGGTTTTGGGGGCGTGGCGTTTTGATTGTACAGGGTCGCCCACGCTGCCACGGGGTGTGTTGGCAACCAGCGTTAAGATGTTCTCTTTACGCTCTACCGACACATAGGTCGTGGTCTTGAATTCTTTTTTAAAGACACCCAAATCTCCCAAAATGGACGGGGTGGCAGGCAGTTCGTTAATGGCTTCGGTCAAAGACGCCACGCCAAAAGTACGGTTATCAGATAAAGGCATAAATGCTCCTTACAATGAGTTTAAATAGGGGTTAATCGGTCAAACAGACGCATCGGTTATCGGCTTGCCGATGTACTTAATGCCGTATTCATCGCCTTGTTTGATAAAAGCATCAACAGACGTTGCCACCGCCTTGATGTCCGCTTCTTTGATGACGGCTAGGTTAATCACACAGTTATGTGGTTGCACCAGTACAAGCCCACTGGCATTTGTATTTGACAATGCCACCAGATACTTTTTGCGGATTGGGTGGGCGACTAATTGACCGATTTTGATGTTGTCCGCCTTGATGTTCTCACGGCTATGGCGGTCGGCTTCGGATTTTAGAATGTCGCCTATGGTGATGAGCGTAGGCTCAGGGGTAGGGACGGTTGGGACTGCTTGGGTGTCGGACATGATAAACTCCTATTTGCGTGCTTTGGCGTTGGCAACCAATGGATTGGTTGGGGCAGGATTGGTAGATTGCCCCGTGCCTGTGCCGTGTTGTTCGGACAGTAGATATTCAGGCAAGCCCTGCTTGGGGGCGGACAGACTGCCAATCATGGTTTTGGCTTTGTCGGCATCAAGCGACAACAGCACCTGCACGGTTGCATTATCAATACCTTGCCAGTCGCCTTTGTTGTCTTTGGTAAAGCCTTTTTGTGATAGCTGAGCTTCAATCTCGGCAGTTTTGGCTTGTTCGTCTGCTTTGGCTTTTTGTGCTTTTAGCTCATCTCTTTCTTTGGTCAGCTCTTGAACTTGCTCGGTCAGCTCTTGCACTTGGTTGGTAAGCTCAGTCATGCGTGCCAAAACCGCTTCATCAACAGTTCCGCTTTTTTGGGGTGGGTTTGGATTGCTCATTGCATTTTCCTTTTGGTTGTGGGTTTGGGATAAAATCATCGCCATGGTCTGATTGTCCACGCCTGTGGGTGTAAAAGACACCTCAGAGACTCGGCATTTGCGTAAAATAGTAATCTCGCCTGTCAGTGTCTGCCCATTGACCACTGCCGTCTGCCCATGTGACAGCTTCTCTTCATAGTCAGCGATGATGTGAGCAGACATTTGGAACGGAAAACCGTCATCAGACTCACGGGCTAGGGCTTGCCCATGCTCGTTATCTAACAGCTCGCCTTTGATGATGAGCTGATTGTCAGCCACAGACAACACGCCCACGCCCACCCGCTTATCTCGGTCGTGGAGCAATAAGGTAGGCACTTTGTCAGCAAAAGTAATGTCAGATAAATCAGCAATGGCACGCACCCCATGATATACAAAGGGCTTACCTGAGTTGGCAATGCCGTTAAAGGTGCGTTTGACTGCCTTGCCCGTTTGGTCGGCAGGGGTAATCGTGGCAGGGGCGGTCTCGGTGAGTAGGTAGTGCATACTTGCCCTATGTGTCAATTTTTGGGTAATTATGACAGATGACGGTAGGGGCAATAAGATGACACGGTTCAGGGGCGTTGTTTAAAGCACCCTAAAAGAGCGTTTAAAGCTGTTTAAATCAAGGGTTACAGCCGATTTTGGCAGAGTAAAGGAGCCCCTATTTTGCCAAAAAATGGCGGTTTGGCGGTAGGGCTAAGACAGCCCAAAAAGACAGGCACGCCCCATAAGCGATTTTAAGGGGGTTTTTGGCGTGGTAAAATTGACGTGGTGCAATGGGTGCAAAAATTTTATTCTAACAAATTTAAAGGGGTTACAGCAAAATTTAAACGCTATCTTTGGGGCAGGTTTTGGCGGCGGAGTCAAGAATCATAAAAAATCCCCCAATTTGGGGGAAACTGAGGGATTTTTTGGGATTTTTTGGGGCTATTTGATTGTACTCATGGCTTCTAGACTGTTTTTGATGGTTTGCACCAAGCTGTCAATCAAAAAAGCATATTCTTGGATGGGGAATTTATTATCTTGATGATTTTTTGCCATTTCTTGTACCAGCTCCAGTTGATACAAGGCGGTTTGGGCATTGTTTAGGTTCCGAATATTGTCAATGTGCATCATGATTATTCTCCTTGTTCTAGTACGCTTTTGGCGGTCTCTACCATGCGAGCGATGTTGTCATCACGGGTTAGGCTGTTGCCCTTGTAAGTACCATTGACTATCTGCGAGACGGTGGCAGGGCTAATTCTAAGCATACGCCCAATGTTGGCTTGACTGTATCCGTCCGCTTTCATTGCCTTGACTTGTTCTATCACTTCTGGCGTTACCTTGATGTGTCCTTTTTGGTTGAGTTCTAGTAGGCTTATGTAGCGTTCGGTGTGGTCTAGCTTTGCCATTGTTGCTGTCGTGGCATTTGCCAGTATTTGCATATTGTCGCTCATTTTTTGGAGATGGGCGGTAATGACGGTTAAGGGGTCAGCCGTACCACTCACCGCTAGGGCGTATAGGCGTTTTTCGCAGTCAATAAAATAACGGCGAGCCTCTTTGCCTTTGGCGTTGCGTTCCACCATTGACAGCTCTTTTGCCATATCTAGGGTTAGGTGGTAGTCGGTTTTTGTGCTTTGACGCATTCCGCCTTGATGGGGGACTTGAATGATAACTTTATCAATCAAGTAGTCTTGATTTTCTACAAACTCATATTTACCAATGCGTTTAGAAATCCAAGCGGTAAATTCTTGTTTGCTTTCCAAAAAAGCGTGCAATTCACGAGCATTGACTAAAAGTTGGCGTTCGCCATTGATGTTGCCCTCAAAGGTGGGGACTAGGTTTTGGGAAATTTCCACCGTTGGTGGGTTTTGGGGAAGTGTAGACATTGCTGTCTCCTTGTAAAAAGTTTCTAAGTTTAAACCCTAAACAATAGGGTGCCAACAGGTTAGAAAACCGTTACAAGTCGGTCGGGATTATTCCCCCACAAGTGGGGTCTTGTATTCTCCGCCCTGTCGGCATAATGGGCTTTTTGCCAAAACTGCCAAATGTGGCTAGGCAAATTTTGGGCATAAAAATACCGCAAAGTCTGTCGGGTGCGGATATCCGCTTGTAATTCAGGTTTCTACGCCTGTTGGGGGGGGTATTATAGCGTATGCAGATTTTTTGTCAAGAAAAAATGTTAAAAAATCGTGCATATTTTTGTTAAGTCATAAAAAATCCGCCATGGGGCGGATAGTTGTGTTTTAATAATAAATGGTGGCACCAAGCTCTCTTAAATCCTTAACTATTTTTTCTTCTTGATAATAAGGTAGATACGCTCGCATATCATCGGATATATCCCAATTATTTTTTGTGGACTTTAACACAATCATCAAAGAAAACTGTTTGGGGTCTTTGTAAGGATTGATGATTTCCACACAGTCAAAGGGGGAGCTAGGCTCACCCCCTAATGTACCATAAATGGTTTTATCATCATATTTTGACGGCTCGCCAACCACTTCAATTAGGTTTTTATACTGAGCGGTGCTTTTATCACCCAGCAATTCGCCTTTGTCGGTGTCTAGGGTAAAATCAACGCCCCCAAATTGAAAGTTAATCACGGCTTATACCTTATCAATAATGCTAGGGCTAAGTATAACAGTTCTGGGTCTTTTTGCCAATAATTTTTTGTATCAGGTATGGTTGTGCCGTCTTCAAAGGTTATCACATTACTACCCAGTAACTGCTGAAATGTCATTGTCATCACTTCCGCAGGCTTTGGATTGTCATCTGTGCCGTAGTTTTTGCCCACATAAACATTAGCAAAACTATCCTTTCTACCCACTTCAGATTTATCATAATATACCCTTTCGCCACGCTCTTTTTGAATGACTGCCAATGGGCGAGTTTGTTCGCCTTTGGTTCTATCAAGCCAAAGTTGGGTAAAATAGTCGTCAAGCTCGGGTATTGCGGTTTGTAAACGATGGGCAAATTCGTGAATAGTAATATCATAAGCCTTGTTACTAATGAGTTTACCGCCCATATTGTTTAATTTTAACAAACTATCGCCAACTTCCATCTGGTCGGCAAATTTTTGGAAAATGGCATATTCTCGTTGAATTTTTGCTTGTTTAAAATAATTGACAAGATTTTGATTTTCAAGCTGAATATGCCAGCCACGACTGTCCATATTGCGAACAAATACATTACCCATTTCATTGGCTTTATCCACCCAAGATTTGGGATAACGCCCTAAAATTTCTTGGACTTTTGGCACACTATCACCATAAACATTGACAATACCATTCATTTCCACGCCTTCGGCTCGCATGACTTCAAGTACTGTATTAGAAAAGTCAAGGGGTTTATCAAAATCCACCTTATCAAAAATTTCTTTATGTTTTTGATAAATTTCTTCACCTATTTTGGCAACCTTTTTCCATTCTGTTGGTGGCGGTAATAGCTCATCAGCATTATCTACCAATAATAACTCAGCTGGCAACATCGCTTTTGGCACAAGTTTTACCACTTCTTTTTTCAGCCTATCGCTAAACGCCAACCCATGCTTATCCTCTGCTAGCTTCAAAAGAGCCGTCAGCCTATCATGATTATGATTAAAGCTAAAATGCACACCCTTTGGCACACTCATCATCTCGCCTGTTAGGGGGTGTTTGACCTGCTCCATTTCAATGTCATAGACGATGCCTTTTTCGGCTTGCTCATTTAGGATTTTTTGGGCACGGGTTTTGGTGAGCTGTTTTACCCAGCATTTGCACCCAAAGCCATTGGGGGGCATGATACTTGCCCAAATGGGGTCGTCCACTTCTCGTACCAGTCCATAAAACTGCTTATGCTCGTCTCGCTTGTTGGTAGAAGCACTTTTCATGTATTGCAGATAAGGCAATAGCTCCTTAGTACGCTGTATGCGTTCCCATTGTCCGCCTGCATAAGCGGTGGCTTTACCCGTATGGTAGATGGTACGCAAGCGATGACCTAGGTGTTTTTGATAATCTTTAAACGTCTCTTTGTCATCGTCCACGTTGTCATTTTTAAAAGTCGGAGCAAGCCAGCCTTTTGCCATAAGGTACGGTCTAAGCTGTTTTTTAAAATCCGCAAAACTTGTGCCATTCTCTATCGCCTGCTTCATCGCCTTGTGGACTTCGGTTAGCATGTCGTTATCAGCGATACGAGCCACGGTAAAGGCTAAGGCGTGTTCATACGCCTTTAATTCTGCATAATGCTGAGTAGTCAGTAGGACTTTACCACCAAAGCTGGCAATGGCTTCACGGTTTGGCAGTCGCTCATGGTTAATCTCTGGCATATCACACCCCTGTATGCCCGTCTTGGTTGGTTTTGCCTGTCAAGCCGTCCACATAAGCTGTTAAGTTTTGATTGGCAAGCTCATCTACAAAGTCATCATCAGTCAAATCAAGATTTTCAAGCCTTTTTTGAAACGTTGCAAAGTCGTCCACGTCTTTAACCAATGCCAGCACCTTTTCGGCTTTATCATTGGCAATCTTAATCTGTCTATCACTCAATGTCTCATCATCGCCATGGTTGTGGTCATGGCTTGTATCAGCGTGGGTGTCGGACAGTAGCATGGATAACGGCATATTTTGCGGTTGAGCAGTGGGGCTAGGCTCTACAATTTTAAAATGATGCTCTTCAAAGCCCACCACGTCTTTGTAGTAGTCCGATGTCAAGACTATCGTCCCCGTGTCCAGATACAGCTTATCTCGTTCGGCTCGCATCTTATCCACCGCCTTTTCGTTTTTCCAGTCAAACCACACCTGTCCGCCCGACACAAGGGGCGTGCCGTAGTGAGCATTGACAGCTATCATGGTGTTTAGGGCGTGATTTATCGCCTCGGCGGTGAGCTCCAAGTACGAGCCGATACGGTCAATACGGGTCTTGTCATCTGTCTCTTGGGATGCACGGCTGCCGCTAGATAACTCTGACGTTTTAACACGCCCCAGCAGGAGCTTTTGGATACGACTGTTTGCCATGCGCTCTGCCATGTCAAAGGCCCCACCGTCCGCACTTAGCTGATGAATGCTAATGTCATCATCTGCCCCAATGCCAGTTGCTCCGCCATTGATAAACTCAAACAGTCTGGCGGTAAAGCTCTCAATCATGCTAAATCCGCCTTGCTTACCCACGACATACGGCTGGGCGTAGCGTTTGATAAACTGCCCTAAAAACGCCCAATTTTTACCACGCAGTAACACAGACGGATACGCCTTGATAATCATCATCTGTCCCATAGGACGGGCAGGACTGGCTCTATGGGTTAGCACTAGGTTTTTGACGGCGGTATTTATCGGTACATCACGCCCATGGTCATCAAACAGTACCGTGCCGTCTCTTTTAAACTTATAATGCCCAAGCTCGCCCTCACGGTTTAGCACCTTGTCAATGACAATCCGCCCCTTGTCATCGTGCTTATAGACGTATTCGGCAATGGCGTGTCCGTTCCATTTGGCAAGCATGGCAAGCATGGCAAAGGTCTTGATGTGCGGTGTTACCCACTTGATAAGCTCGTTTTGGCTGTTCTCGTCTAGTGTGTCGCCCCACAGCACAAAGGGCGTGGCTCTGATGGCACTCTCAATGTCCTCACGGCATGACTCTATCTCATCGTCATTTAAGATGGCGTCTAATATCTCATGTCGTGATTTGCCCGTCTGGGCGATGAGTCGCTCCAAACTTTCGTCCGCCGTCTCACTGGCAAAGTCATCAAAAGCGGTGTTAATCGCTCTAAACAGTGCTGTTTTGTCAAAAGGCTTAGGCTCTTTTGGGGTGGTTTTGCTTTTGAGTTTATTTAGCAGTCCTAACATATCAGCCTCCCATGACAGCCACGGTGGTGGTAAAACGCAGTGGGAATAGGGCGTAGTTTTTAAAATACCGCACCGCCAAGGCTTGCTTTTGCACAAAGGGCGATAGGGTCAAGGCTCGTCCGTCCTGCTCAGGCTCAAAGCCTTGCAGAGCCTTGCAAATGGCGGTCAGGCTCGCCCCCACCCCATCCATGCGTGGGCGTGGGTTGTACTGCTGTTTGGCAAGTATTAGCGTAAAGCCCAGCTCCATGACCTGCTCACGTCCGCCATTATTGGGGTCGGTTGGACTCATGCCGTCAAAGATGACATAGACCGCCCCGTCTAGTGGGGCAACGGCTTGGCTGTCTATCTCGGCAAGCTCCTTAATCTCTTGGACTTTTTTAACCTGTGGTATGGTGCCAATACGGTCAAGCAAGGCAGGATAGCACACCAAAAAATCATCATGCCAAAGGGGGTAGTTTTTCATGGGATTGTCCTTATAAAATTGGGCGACTGTTTTGCTATAATGGGTGTTTTGTCTCATTAAGGGTTTGACATGGATAATTTTCATCGCATTGTGCAAGCAGGAGAGTAACGCAACCACAGCCGTTACACTTAGCTACGCTATTTGGTTGGTTTGTCGGCAGGGTTGTTCTTGGCACTCTTTGCTGTGTTTGTGAGTCATTTGGACAAATTCGCCCCGCAGGTTTACATGCTATTAAAGACGGCACTGATGAGTAATGCAGTCGCACTCCTATTTGGCACAGTCGCTTTATACGGCGAAGTGAGCACTGCCAATCGTCTTCTGAGAGCTCTTGTGATGTCCTATACAGGTAATGCACAGGAAAAAAATGTCGCCTCATATCACGGTAAAATCGTCGTTCCATTAAGCCCCATTTACTCTTTTTGTGAAAAAGCCAGTTACGCTTTTTTGGTAATAGCGTTTGGGTGCTTAACAGTTCTTGTGTGGTTTTTATAGTCATGGTTAATCTTGCATTAAAATCTCATTGATTAGCTCATAAATCTCTGCTTTATCGTCATTGGACACCCCCAAAAAGGGTCGGGCGGTCATCTTCTCCGTGCCAAATTGATGATATACGCCATAAGTTTCAGGCGTGCCAACAGTGACGCTGTATTTATCAGCGTGATTTGTAATAGACCTAAGTAGGTCGCCACTTTTTACCAAGATGTTGTTATTGCCTTTTTGGGTTTGTGTGGATGGCATTAGATTTGCCCACGATGTGCCGTCTGGGGCTTTTTTATCTAAAAATCGCTGACGAGTGCTACCCTCCAACAGATTGCCGATTGCCCGCATGAGTGGGGTTAAATCGCCCAGTCTCTCGGTAAGTGTCTCTACGTTATCTTGGAGTAGGGGCAGGTCATTGCTAATATCAATGGTTACTTGTGTCATGACTACTCCCACATACTTGGCGGACGGTTTGGCATGACGACAATACTAGCTTTAGCGTGGTTATCCTTATCGTCATCATCTTTTTTGCCTGTCAGCATTCTTGGGTCGTCTTTGACTTCACCCAACCATTTTAAGGCGTAGTCGTAGCGTTTTTGGACAATGTCAATAACACCATTTTCATACAGATAATAACGAGCAATATCGCACGCTTTAAGTATCAAGCTGTCAGGCGTTGGCATTACTACACCGTCCACACGATAGCTCAAAACACCCCTATCATCACGAAACACTAGCCCTGTACTGTTAAGTTTGCTTTCAACTTCGCCAAGTGCGTCTTTGATAGCTTGATTAACCACCGTTTCATCAATCACTTGATAATTAACTTTGTCTGTGAGCTGTGCTATCTCTTGCTCGCTAAATCGGTCTATCAAATCTTGTAGGGTTATCATGGTATGTCCTATGAGTAGATACTCGGTGTCGGTATATAAATCGCCTGCATTGTGCTTTGTCGTGTGTGGCTTGTTGCCAGCTTATACACCATCTCAACAGCATCCGCTCCGTCATCATGGTCTGCCTTTGGAAAATGGCGAAACTGGTCAATGAGTGTGCTTTGCGAAGTATGTAGCAATAGCAAGCCATTTGCCATATAGGGTTGGAGCGTTTCAATTCTTAAAAGTTTATCGCTCGTTGGCTTGACAGGCATGGCAGGGACTGGCACACCACTCTCGGCACTTCTACGCACCAATTCTGTCCTAAAAAACTCTTGAAACTGCACCGCCTCCACTGCCCATTTGACACAGCCATATTGGCGTTGATAATGGATGACATCGGAAATAATCTTATCGGGCAGACGTTTTTTAATATCCGCCACCACGACATAGACCTTACCACTTGCACGGTCAAGCCCTGCTATCACAATCGCAGACGGGTCTCGGCTTGCCCCTGCCTTGCCGAGTGATGGGTCTACTGCCCCAAAATAGATGAGATTATTAGGCAAGTCGTGCCAAAAATTCATCGCTTTGGCAAAAGGTGCGTCATCGCCCGCCGTTGGGTCGTTTTGGTATTCTGAGTCAAAGGCTTTACGGTTATTGGCACGGATTGTCATCATCGTCAAGATTGGACGAGCTGACCACGACACTACCGCCCCTTTATCCATTTGTGCCTTATGAGCTTGATAAAACGCCATGGCTTCATCTAACTGTTTGGCAAGATATAAAGCCTCCCATTCGTCCCACAGTGCCATGTTTTCAGGCATTTGGATAACGGCTTTAAAGCGTGCCGACACCCATTCTGGACTGTTTAATGTACGGTTTAACACACTGTCATAGTGTAGGATTGTGCCGATATAGACAATATCCATTTTTTCGCCAGCCACGCCCAAAGGTTCAATGGTTTGGCGTATCCAGTCTTGGGTTTTGTCTCGTTGCTCCGCTTTTAATACGTTTTTGTCATTTTCAATATCATCTAAAATAACCAAATCTGGACGGTACGCCCCATGGGTCAAACCACGTAAACGTTGTCCTGAGCCTGCCACTTCTATTTTGACGTTATTTTTGGTGATAATCTCGCCCTCTTGCCATTTTACGCCAACGCCAAATACTTCTGGAAAGTCCGTTTTTAGGCGGATATTGCTTTCAAGCTCCGCTTTAATGGCGGTCAAAATGGTGTAGGCTTGGCGGATAGAGTCCATGGCAATGAGAGCATAACGCAGTTTACCAATGACCGTCCGCCAAATGGGATATAGCTTGCTCACAATGGTGCTTTTGGCTTCGGCTCGTGGGGCAGCAATGGCTTGCTTTTGGCTTTGTTCATTAAAAGCCATGGCGGGCAACACCTCAAACAAGTATTCATGCAGTCTTGATTTATCAGGGTTTCGGATATAGTGTGGAAAATAAGTCCGTACAAAATACTCATAACCCCCAATCGGATTAAATACCCTAGCACGGCGGTCGGCAATCGCCTTGGGGCTGTCGTCCCAGTCATGCGTCATTGCTTGAATTTGAGCCGTGAGAGCGGATTGCAGGGCTTTTAATTCAGTCAAAAACTGTTTGGCTTTCATTATTTAAAGTCCCCACCTATCGCCCAAACAACAATCAAAATCCAAAGCCCAGACGTTTTAAAGCCTTTGATTTCAAGTATCGTGGCACAGATAACCAATATTGAAAAAGCAAGTGCTTGGTACATTTATTACCCCTAATTAGCCAAATTCTTGTTGCAATGTTTCGCCAAAAGGTTCAAGCATGGCAATAAACTCTTGTAATAACTCAGGTTTACTATCTTTGACATGAGTGCCAAATAATTCCACCGTTTTTAGAGCAACCGCCAACTGTGATACTTGTGGTAGGATTTTTTTGTTGGCAGAGACAACCTTGTTAAAACTGTCTGCCAGACTTGTTAAAAAAGCCACTCTTTGAGCAGATGATAGGCTTTCGTCTTCACGCAAGATAGTCATTGTGCTTTTGTACTCAATGACAAAATCCGTTAAAATCTCTCGCCCCATATCCTCAATCTCGCCACCTGCCAACGTGTGTGCTGTTCGCACTTTATCCCAGTCATCGCCATTTAGCTTGGCTTGGTTTTTCCAGCGTTGTACGGTAGGGTAGCTGACCTTGTGTAGCTCTGCACATTTATCCAAAGATAGGCGTTCAAACACATAGCTTTTTCGCACTTCATTGATTTTGTCTTTACTATATGCCATAAGCCACCTTAACCACCTAATTTGATTCGGATAAACTCCATGCCAACATTGATGATACCACCTGTAATACTGCCTGTTACAGCACCTGCCACCGCCCCCGCTACCGTTGCTTTTTTGGTAATGTTCTGCTCCAAGTTGTCAATTTTGGCAACAATCTCACCATTTTGGGCTTTGATTTCATCTAATGATTGTAAAATCGCTTGCTGATTGTCGCTGTCTTGTCTGCTCATTTGTCCGCCTTTTTGTCTAGTTTATGCCCCAGCTCTTTGACGTCGGCTTTTAGGTCGCTAAGGCTATCTAAGATACGCTGATTGTCAATGTGGGCGTCGCTTTTTGATTGGTAATTTCGGTACATCTCGGCACGCAAATCACTGACTTCTGATTTTAAGGTACTAATTTGTAGCCGATTTTCGTCTTGGCTTGATGACAATGTGGCAACCCACCGCCAAAATATGGCTTGGACAATGGTCGCCACAATGCTAATCGTTAGGACAATGTAGGTATCGCTCATCGTCTGCCTCCTGTCTCGTCTGTCTTATCTTTGTCATCTGCTTGGGTGCGATACTCTCGCCCATGTCCGTCCCTGCTTAGATTACTTTGACTGACAAACCGCAGTATCAGACCACACACCGCCACGACTGCGGTGAGTTTGTCCTGCATGATGGGCGGTAGCATGGCCGTTAGCTCAGGCGGTAGAGGCGTGGTCGCCAAAAACACAATCAGCATAAACGCCCATGTGCTAAACCACCGCCAGCCTTTACGCCAGTTTGCGACAAGTTGTAGTTTCATGCTTGCCCCTTAAAAAATTTCAAAATGCGGACTGTCCGACTCGCCACGCTCTCTGGGCTTGCCGTTTCTGTTCCAATCAGCTCCCCAGCGTAGCTTGGTGTTTTTGGGGATGGCGTTTTCGGCAATGAGTTGTCTCTCGGCATCAAACATCGCTTTGGCAATGGCATCAAACTTTTTTAAATCCGACCAATCCACAGGATAAGGGCAGATGTCCACCGCATGACCATAGCCGTCTGCTTGCTTGCAATGCTTGGACGCAAAAGGGTTGGATAACCATGTTACTTTGGCGTGCTTGGGATTGGCGTATTTGGCAGGAATGCCCTTGGCAAGGCACTGGGCGACTGTGCGACCCTTACTAATGGCTCGCTTGACAATGGCAACAAGGCTCGGATGCACGCCATTTAGGTTGTTCAAAGAGCGTTTTGATAAGACATAAGACATAAAAATCCCCATAAAGTTGGTTTAAGGGGATTTTAAAGGGTGTTTAGGATTGGAATAAGATGACGGGGTTCAGGGGTTATTTATTGGTTAGCAAGGCACTCAATCGCAAATTGCACCGCATAGGGGGCTTTTTGATAAGTGGCGTTGTCCGTAAATGTCAAATAACTTCTCATCATGCGTGGACTTACCCCCACAAGCTCGGCAACGGCTTTTTGGGTCAAGCCTGTTTTGGCGATAAGCTCACGCAAATAGTCAGGGTTGGGATTATAAGACGTTTGGGCGTTGGGTTTCATTAAATTTTCCTGTTATTCTAAAAACCCCTGCATTGCAAGGGCTTTTTGGTTTATTTTATCAGAGCAACAACAATCGCAACAGATGCTAGGATAATTGCAAGCCACGGATGCCATTTGGCGTCTTTTTGTAATTTTAGACTTTCAGCATTGATTTTGGCGGTTTCGGCTGCTAGACGCTGTGTTTCAGCACGCAACTTTTCAGCTTCCATTGTAATCCGTGCAGTTTCGGCTTGCATTTTGTGAATTTCAGCCATTTTAAGTTCCTCATCAAGAGTGGTTGGGTCTGTCATGCATTACTCCGTAGCATTTTGCCCCAACATTATTGCTTGGCTTATGGGTGTAATATAGGCTATTATCGCCTATTTGTCAAGCATATTTTTAAAAAAATATCAAAAAAACACCCCAAACCGTGTGAGTTGGGGTGTGTAGCATTAGTCCCTTAGTTTTCTTTTGGGGGTTGCCAATGGTCTTCTACAATAACCCAATTTAATGTACCAACACCACTCTCTACAACATCAATGTGGTTTGCTCCTTGGTGTATATGAATATTTTTGTTTAAAAACATAAGTCTATGTTTAAGTTGCTTGGATTTTCTTAGAATATCTAAGCAATTTTCTACATCTTTTTTTAAATCAGTCAAATTTTGTGTGTAATCAATATCAAAAGCACCTACCAATTTACCAAAAACATATCGTTTATTACCATTTGGTAAATGTATGATTTTAAGATTGGCTAATGATGAGCGGTTCTCTGCTTCAAAGCTATCTTCTAGTCGTGCCACAATGTCCGCATTCATAGAGCGATTTTGCTGTTCAGCAGATTGCCTTAATTTTTCTCTAAGCTCTGGCGATAACCTAAGCTGATATTGCACGGTTTTGTGAGTGTCGGTCATTGGGTTCTCCATCAAATTTTATAAAATTATTATATCATATCCAAAAGGATATTGACAAGCTAAAAAAATGGTGTATGATGGCATACATATCCATTAGGATATTATATCAAATGGGTATAAAAAACCCCTTGCAGACGGTCAAATCACGCAAAGGGCATCACTAACCACTCTTTACAAGGAATTAGCAATGACTAATTTACCACAAATCAACGCAAAATTAAAGCCAATTTTGCATACCTTTCAAGGGTCTATCAATGGCGAAACACAGCTCCTTGTCAATGCTCGTGAACTGCACGCCTTTTTGGAAGGCAAACAAGAATTTGCTCACTGGATTGGCAAACGTATTGAAAAATATGGGTTTGTTGAAGGTTCTGACTACCTGATTGATAAAATTATCATTCAGCTACCCAGTGGCACAAAATACAAAACCGACTACCATTTATCGCTTGATATGGCAAAAAAACTCTCAATGGTAGAACGCAACGCCAAAGGCAAACAGGCATGGCAATATTTTATCGCTTGCGAAAAAGCCTTGATTGGCGATGTGGGGCAACTACACGCCCTAACCGCCCAAAACCAAGCCCTAAAAGACGAACTGTTAAAAGTCAACAACGACTACAAGGCATTACAAGTAATGCACGATGGTGGACTGGAAAACTGGCAAATGGGGTTTGCGGTTGGGCTAGCACAAAGCACGGTTAGTAAAAAACTTGCCAAAATGCGAAAACTGGGCTTGATTGGCGAACGTTACGAAATGGCGGACAATAAAGGTCAATTAACTTTGGGATTGGGAGAATAAAGATGATGACCATTGAAAATATCCAACGCCTAAACAACGCCCAATCTGCCTTATATCAGCTTGAATTAGTGCAAGAAATGGCAATGTCTTTTGACAGTCAAAAGTTCCCCATTCAAGAATACGCCTATATTGTGGATACTTTCGTCAAAACCATTAAAGACAATCTAGAAAGCATTACTGCTACCAAATAAGTTAGTAAAAAACACCGCTCAAAGTGATTTTGGGCGGTGTTTTATTGGGGTTTCAAGGGGGTTTTAATACTCTATAAATTGGCAAAATCAAGGCTAATTTGCTGATATTTTCCGTATTCATCTCGTTCATAGAACCGCATATATTCTTTTGATGAGATGACCTGCGTGGCATCACTAATCGCTTGCATTGCTTTTTGCCATTTGTCGTCTGTGATGTTAAGACTACGCAGGGACAGCACTCGGCGAATGTTGATTTTGCCTTCTTTGTCCACCGCAAAGGCATTATCAATGATGGCTTTGATGTTGTCGTTGCTGTCTTTTGTCCAATCACGCAGGCACTCGTCAATCAAGGATTTGGCAACTTGCAGGCGTTCGTCAAAGACTAGGTTATCTTGAATGGCGATTTGCACTTTGTATTTACCGTCAAAGCTAAGCAGGCTCACATTGCCTTTTTGCCCACCAATCTTGGTATCATACTCATGGGCAGACAGCTCCACAAATTCATGGAAGTTACCAAACATGATGTCTTTAACACCTATCATCTGACTTCTTAGTTCTTTGGCACGGCTGATGATGTCTTGGACAACGTCATCACGCAGTTTGTCAATCTCTTTGACAGCCGATAACGGCACATAATGCCCTTTGGCATTCATCACATAGCCCTCAGGGGCGGTTTGGGTGTTTGGGGTTGGGTTGGTCATAACATTCTCCGTGGGTTGGGGTGGTTAAATAAAACGTATCAAAGCAATGATAAGATGTATCACATGTAGCACGATAAAAAACAACAGCCAGCTTGCTTGTCTGTCTTGGCGTGCCAGTACGTCCGTCATCTGTCTGTCTAGACGCTCCAAGCTCTGACGGCGACCTTGTTCTTTTAGCCATTCATCGAGCTTGCTTACCTCTCTTTGCTTGTTTGGGCGTGGAGCTAGGGGTGCTTGATGGGCATTGGATTGATAAGTGCCTGATTGATAAGTGCCTGATTGATAAGTACTAGGTTTCATGGGTTCTCCTTGGTTGATTGGTCTTTGACGGCTTGCCTTAGACACGCATAAGCGACAAGCAATCCAAGCTTAAAGGCAGATACTTGTAGACGACCCTGTAACGTCACAGGCTCATCGTCTAGCATGACGGTCATCGTCTCTTGCGTGTCTAACATGCTCTTAATGTCTTGCCATATTTGGGTCAATAGGTTGATGGGGTGGTTCATGTTCACTCTCATGTCAAAAATCAAAAAAGGTTAAGTTGTGTCTTGCCATTCGTCATCTCTTTTAAGATGTCATAGGCTCGGCGTTCTGTGATACCAAATACAGGAGCGGTCTCTTGTACCGCTCTGTGCTGTGATGTGCCTGTCTCCATGCACGCTATAATGGCACCGACCAGAGCCCGATTGCGTAGATACACACGCAGGGCATCGCAGTTGTTGATATAGAGCTTCTCGCCTTTGTGTCTGTCTATCAGCACGTTGGCGATGTCCGCCCCCAGCTCACGTACCAGCCATTTGCCATTTTTTGTATTGGTGCTGTGTGGCATCCCAAACGATAATCCACCAAACTTATCCACGAGCGTCATTGTCGCCGTCAGCCCGATAAGGCAAACCAGCTCTTTGATTTGCTCTGGTAGCATATCGGTTACGGTGTCGGTGTGTATCATGGTGTGTATATCTACTTTCATCATCTACCCCTGCTTGTATTTACCCAGTTTTCTGTTAAATATGCGTAGGGGTTGTTCGTCCCTAATTTGCCCAAGTCTACCAACTTGGGTTTTTATTTGTCTGCCGTTTGGCTATTGGCATGGCGTTTTTGATAGACCAAGAGAGCTTGTACGACTTTGTACATCTGCTCAGTGGTTAGCCATGTCACCAGCTCTTTGCCAAACATCTTTTTGGCTATGCCATGGGCGTAGTGCCAATGCAGTCCACGGTCGGTAAGTATCGCCTCTATCTTGTCTAACAGGGGCTGTTTGTCCGCTGTCGTGGTTGGACGTCTGCCATGGTCTGTTTGCGTTTTGGCGGTCTGTTTGGGGGTAAAGCCAAGTCGTTTTAAGTCCATAACCACCGCTTTTAGCTCATTTAGATTCATCTCTTTACAGCTTGTCTTGCCAGTAACTCGCTCCAAGACATCACGGTAAGTCTCATCATCAAGGGCAAGCTCTTTTTTGGCGATATGGATTTTGGCGATGAGTGTGCGTTTTTCCTTAGTGGTCATCTTCTAATACCTCCAAAGCTCTTTTTAAGTCTGCAATACAAACCGTTTTGTCAAGGACATCTGTGTCGCCCAGTTTCCACGAGTAATGCGTGCAGTCTTTTGGACAGTTAGCAACAATATCTTTTGACCGTTCAAGTCCGTGGATATTAACTAATGTTTGTGCTTCGTCTTTATTCATCGCATTGCTTTCGGAAACTATAAAATAACCCTACTTTCCAGTCATAAAATGCTTGCTCAATCTCACTCTCATCAGCATTCTCGGCAAACCCCACTTCTTTGATACACTCATTGTTGCCAACGTAGAGTACAAATCTGATTTTCATGGTTTTCTCCTATTAACCAATTAAAGTCAGTCCCACCGCCGTTATCATCTCATCGCTAATCGGCTTATTAGAGCGTTTGGCGGTCAGATTGACGGTGCGGATAAGTTTAGACAATCGGCGAGCATTGCCCTTGCACGCTTTTACCAACGCCCCATTATGCTCATCTGTACCTAGCAAATGCATGGCAAGCACACCCACATCATCAGCCGTCAGCTCACCGCCTAAGTCATGGACGAACCCCACACGGCTATACAATTGCTTATATTCACCGCTTTTGCCTTTTAAGTTGGCGACAAGGCGGGGCATACCTGCCAATACCACGCCCACGCCCGTCATGTCATGGATACGGCGGATGATTTCTAGGCATTTATAGGATAACAACTCCGCCTCGTCTATGATGATAAGACGCTCTGAATCTGTGAGTTTGGCTTTAATGGCGCTTAGGTTGTCATGGTTGCTACGGCTAGGGATAACGCCTAGGGCATGGCATAACTGTACAAGCAAAATTTTTGGGCTAAATGTCGGCTCGCTCTCAATGAGTATCACGCCCTTGATTTTCTCAGAATACTCTTTGATTGCCATGGTCTTGCCAAGCCCTGCCTCACCGATGACAAGGCGGATATCGCCGAGCGTGTGAGCGTCTTCACAGACGGACAGGGTTTTGCGTGCCGATTTGGTCAGCACAAAGCCCGTCTTAATATCCACCTTACGGCTGTTGGCACGCTCCACGAGTTCACGCACTTTTTTATCTAGCGTTGCCACATCACCACCATAGACACCACTTAGATATTGGCTTACCGTGGCAGACGACACGCCCAGCATGGGTGCCAGTTTGGATTGGGTCAGGTTTTGACTGTCTTTAAATTGTTGCAAAAGTTCACGGCTCATAGCGTTTCCTTAAAAGGTTGTTAAAGGTTGTTTAAAAAAGAGTTACATCGCCTTTTGGCGTTTATCCCAATCAAGATTGGCATAAAATTCAAAGCCGTTATCATCGTCAGACACTTCCGCCCACTCGCCGTGGGTGGCACGTTCGCCAAGCTCATAGAGCATTTCTTTGGCGTCAATGACGTTTTGCTTATTGGCTTCATGCTTGATTTGGTTAATCTGCATTTGCTTGTTCTTGATACGAGCCTTGTCGCTTTTTTGGCGTGCGTGTTCGACCATGTCTTTGGGGAATGCGTCCACTTTATGACCTTCTAGCTTGGCTGTGCCTAGATATCTACCGCCCAAATCTCGCACCACAAGATAGCTCAAATCATGTTGGTCAGCATAAATCTGCACTTGTGTTTTGTGATACTCGCCCAGCTCACGACAAAAATACTCGCCATTTAGGTATCTAATCACACAACGCTCCACCGTGCGTATCTCGCCCACCTTAAACATCTCCACAAGCTCCCAATCACTAGGATACACAGACTCATTTTGATGACGTGCCGACAGCTCAGCACGTTTTTGGGCAGGGGTCATGCCGATACTTCTGTGCGTATGCTTATTGTTGTACCAAATGATTGCCGTTGCCACCGTGTCATACAGCTCCTGCCAAGTGGGGGTGAGCTTGCCCCCTTGTACTTGCAGGGCGGTCATCTCATCATTAGATTTACCCCTAATGACTGCACGGTTATGGCTCATAATCGCCCTTTGGCGTAGGTGTTGGGTGCTTTTATCGCCACTTTTGCCTGTATAACTGGCAAAGCTCTGGGCAATCATCTTTGGCACATCTTTCATAAAGCGTTCAATAATCCCACGCCCCTGTGGATTGCCAGGGATACCCGTTTTGTGCGTTACGCCCATTCTTGGCAAAATGCCCGTTACTTCATTATCAAGCATTTCATTAAACTCCCCCGAGCCGTTGTCGCTAAAATAGATTTTGTTAAACCCATATTCCTGCCAGCCCATGCGTAGAGCGTCCAGTACCGCAAAACCGCTTTCACTAAATGACAAAGACCAACCCACGATAAAACGAGACGGAGCGTCCATAATGACGGTAAGCTCGGGTGTGATGACCGTTTTGCCGTCTGGGTGCTTGACTTTTAGTTTAAGGCTATGCCCATCGCCCACCCACACGTCATTATTCATAAACCAGTCAGCGTTCCAGTCCCGCTTGACATAAGGCAAAATCTTTTTGTACTCCGACCCTGTCAGCCGTCCACGCTCACGCTCGGCAAGTGGCACTTTGGCTAGGGCGTGTCGCACCTGTGTTAGGCTAGGCACATTCTCATGCCCCACCTTTTGGGCGTATTGCACGGCAAAGATACGGTAGGCGACCGACACCGACAAGCCGTTAGGGTTGCGATACACCGCCAAAAAATCCAAAATCCAACCAATACTAAGCACACTCATCACAGGGCGACCCTGTTTGGCAGGGGCAAGATGATGCAGTCTTTGCGTTGGTGTGCTTGCCTTTTTATGTTCAAGTAGCCACCCATGCAGTTGTCGCTTGCCTACACCCACGCCACCCACACGACTGGCTTTGGCGTTTTGGCACACCTCGTTATAATCAAGCCCATTTTGGGTAGGCAAGGCATTATGTTTGGACATCTTGCTGACCCAGTCCAAAGCCTTGTCTTGCGTGCCAAGCTCTTCTATATACTGCTCCACGAGCAAGCACATCAATAGGCGATTGTCCACACGCTCACGGTCTTTATCGTCAAGCTCGCCAAACTCTCGTTCACGCTTGACCACCGCCACCGCCGTAGATTTGGACGCTTTCATCAGCTCTGCCGTTTGGCGGGCTTTGATTTCTGCTTGCACCTTTTTAGGCAAACCGTCAAAGGCATATTCAAGACCACCGCCTTTGCCAGTGCGGGGACGAGAGAGCCAGTTTTCTTTTTTGGCACGACTAATAACGCCCTTTTTACTGTTCGGCAAAGTTGCCAAATTCATGTTAGCCAATTCAAGTGCATTATAGTAGGTTTTCATAATTTTATCCATTTGAATTAAAATTATCCAAATCCCATAAGCCCAACTTTTGAGCAATCTCAAAAGAACGACCATAAAGTCCTTTGCGTTCACCACTAAGAACCTTGTAAACTTCTGATGTAGGATAGCCATGATTTTCTGCCCATGTTTTAACAGTCATGCCTTGCGAATAAAGTCGCTTTTTGACAATGTCTGATTGCTGTTGTCTGTTCATAATTTCACTCCAATTTTAGGTAAAATATGGTATAATTACCCTTTGTTTTACCCTGTTTTTACAAGGTTTTTACCTTGTATTTGTCCCATTTTATTTCATTCAAATGAATAAATCAACACATTTTTTATTCGTTTGGATGAATTTTTTAAAAATTATAGGAAAATCAAATGTTTGGGGAAAGATTAAAATCCGAAAGAAAGCGATTGAAACTCAACCAAGAAGATTTTGGACGACTTTGTGGCGTGGAGTTATTGGCTCAATCCAATTATGAAAGGGGCAAACGCACACCAGATAGCGATTACTTGCAAAAAGCTCATCTTGCAGGCGTTGATGTGGGGTATTTGCTTACAGGTCAGCCAACAAATCTGCCTATTAGCACCGAAGAAGCCTATTTGCTTCAAAAGTTTCGCACATTATCAGACGACCAAAAGCAAGTGATAATAAAATTTTTGATAGGGGGCTTTGACAATCTAAGCAATGCGATTATCAACAGCCCAAACGCCCAAATCAGCAACCATTTTGGCGGTTAAACTGTTACCTACAATTTTGTAACTGTTTCAAATAGGTAACAGTTACAAAATCAAGATTGCCTTAATAGGTATTTTTTAATTTATTGATTTTAAAAGATTTATTACTAACTGTTACCTAAACTAGCAAACATCAAAAAGGTAACAGTTTGGATAAATAAACTGTTACCTTTAAATTGCAAGGACAATATCATGACCGACACTCTAAACACCGTCTATTAAATGGTTTTTGTGAGTTTACGGTTTAAAATTAAGAAAATTCAATAAATTCAAAAAAATTATATTGTAAATCAATAATATACATAAACCGTAAACCAAATTTTTAATTTTCTAAAAAGTTTACGGTTACAGAACATAAACCGTAAACCAAATTACACCAAGAGACAGGTTTGTCGTTGGACTATTTAATTTTGGGAACGGAACAAACTGATTTTTATAACAAATGTAAACTTAATGAAAAAATTTTGATTAATATAATTATTTTTCTAACTGTTTTATAATTTCAAATAACCGAAAAATAGAACAGTTAGAAAACCCTAACTGTTCTATCGGTACAGCTATGAAAAAAGATGAAATTGGGGCAAGACTACGCTCCGAGCGTGAAAGAGTGGGTTTGTCAAGAGACCAAGTTGTCACCCACATCAGTTACTCCCGCTCCACATTACAACAATGGGAAGCAGGCTCTACCGAACCACCCATTAGTGCCATAGAAAAACTCGCTCGCCTTTATAAGGTCAGCCCCCAATACCTAATTTTCGGTACAGACGGCGACACGCTCCCGCCAGAACCCACCAGCACCAGCGATGATGAGTACCATTATGTGCCTTATTTTAGGGGGGTTATTGCCAGTGCAGGGGGCGGTAAGTTTAGCGATGGTGTCATCGGGACAGATGACTTTTTGGCTTTTCGCAAAGAGTGGATTAACCGCACAAGCCTTACAGCAAGCCAGCTTGTCGCCATTAACACAGACGGCGACAGTATGTTCCCAACAATCCCAGAAAACGCTACTGTCTTAATTGACAAATCCAAAAACACAGCCAAAGACGGTCGCATCTATGTTGTCCGCATTGGCGACCAGCTCTACATCAAACGAATCCAATGGCTACCGACAGGGCTACGACTCATCAGCGACCACACCATTTACGACCCCATAGACCTATCAAAAGCCGACCTAGACAGCTCCGACATTGAAATCTATGGGCAAGTCGTCCACATCAGCTATGACTTACCTCATTAGCCCTGCCACACCCACAAAAAAGCGGCCCATTAAGGTCGCTTTTAAAATTGTTTAAACACCGTTTAAACGCTTATCAAATATGCACATATTTTTATCATTTTTCTATCATTTTTGATTATTTTTTCTCATTTTGGATTTGGGCTTTTATCTGCATAATTGGCTTGCTTGTCCTGCCCTAGCCCTTGCCATCATTGGTCTTGGCTCGCCAGTCTCTTCTATACTCACTTATGCAGATTTAATCAGTACCCCATACCAAAGAAGCTCTCTATC